TCCCTATGCAAACGCACAGGCAATGGAACTAGGCAGAATAATTGACGATGTAATTATCGCCGCTGCTCTTGGTTCTGTGTCTACCGGACAGTCCGGTGGAACTGAGGTTGCGTTTAAGGATGATTCACGTAGCATGAATGGCGATGGAACTATCACCGCTCTTGGTACACTTGCCTCAAGTGGAACCGAGACGGATATTACCCTCGCAAAGATTCTTGCAATGATGAATCTGTTTAATGAAGAAGACGTAGATGCTGACATCCCGAAGAACTGGGCTGTCAGTCCTCGCGAAATCCAGATCATGCTAGACATTACCGAAATCGGAAGCGCTGACTTTAATACAGTCAAGGCTCTTGCTGCTGGTAAGGTCGATACATTCAGTGGATTCAACTTCTTTTGGACAAACCGGCTCCTACTCGATGCGGCTAGTGAAACAACTACCCGTACAATCGCATGGGCGCAGGATGGATTGATTCTGGGAACGGCTCAGAATATCTCCACAAAAATCTCCGAACGAGACGATAAGAACTACTCTATTCAGGTTTACGCCGAACAGAGCATGGGTGCTATCCGTCTTGAAGGAGCTAAAGTTCACGAAGCCCTAATGGACCTCGCATAAAGAAAGGATAATACTATGGCAATTCTAGACGAATTGGTATTGAATAAGGGTGTTATCTTTGGTGATAACGCAGAACCATTAACAGATATTTACGGGGTAAGTGCCACAGCGAAATATCTCCTTGGTACAAAACTGATCTTTGGTGATGGACGTGAGTTCCGCTACAGCAGAGCAGGTGGGGCAATAGGCAAAGCCTTGATGTCTCAGCAGGCTGTTGTAGATACGAAACTCACGGAGATCGTCCAGACAGGCCATGCTCAGGCTGTAGGAGCAACCGACATCAATGTTCTAATTACTACTGGTGCTACACTGGTAGATGATGAACTTGCTGGTGGTTTCCTCTTCTTCAACCAGAGTACGACCGGAGACACTCTAGGTGACATCTACAAGATCGTAGCCAGTAAGCTTCGTGCTACTGATACTATTCTTGATTTGAAACTTGAGACTCCGATCCGTAACCTTGTCGATGTTGATAACGAGATGAGTATTATACCGAACCGTCAGAGTAATGTAGTCGTTTACCCGACTGCTGCTACTGGTGCGGCTTCTGGTGTAGCCCTTGTCGATGTCGCAGACAATGAATACTTCTGGGCGCAGGTAACTGGTCCAGCTCCTATCATTGTTGATACAGCAGAGACAGTCATTCTTGGCGACTCAGTTGGTTCTGCTGCCGCTACAGCGGTCGCAGGGACATGTGGCGTAAGGGTTACTCTTGAAGGTATCTGGGGTAACGTAATGGCCGTTGGTCTTGCCGCTGAACCGGCACTGATTAACGTAAAGCTCACATAGTTTAATCGGGGCAGGGTTTCGGCTCTGCCCCATATTTTGAGGTTAGCATGGCTATTTCAAATACATCAATCTACAACATGGCATTAGCGAAAATTGGAGCAAGTAGAATTATAAACTTCGAGAACGCCAGCGAGAACTCTCCGCAGGCCATACAGTGCAGGCTTCACTTCGAACAGACACGGGATGCATTAACAGAGTCTCATACGTGGAGGTTCGCCTCTGGTAGAGAAAAGTTATCACAAGATACAGTTGATCCTGAGTTTGAGTATGATAATCAGTTTATATTGCCGACGGATTATTTAGTGAAGAAAAGTGTATGGAACGGCGATGGCCCACGAGATACGAACTTCTCTTACTCCTTAGAAGGAAATAGACTTTTGACCAATGAAGACGAGATACATTTACGATATATCAAGAGAGTGACAGACTCAACTAAATTTGACCCATTATTCGTTGAGGTATTTGTTTTGAAGTTGGCACTAAAACTTGTGGCTCTAGCAGGTGCTAATCCGAAGATGGCAGAAATATTAGGTAGGGAGCTTACATTAATCATGCCGTCCGTGAGAACTCGTAGTAGGCAAGAGACAGAAAATATAGGTAGAAACGATTTACATACATGGAACGATGCAAGATTAACCAACGGTGGAAGAATTGATTCGCGGCTAGGAAACTAATGTCAAACGAGATACATGCAGACTATAAGACTGGCGAGACGCTATACGCCACAAGATTTCAACCTGACGGTAATGTTTTCATTGCTGACGGATCAGCGGATCAGGTATGGTCTGACCCAACTCTATATGATGTAACAATGACAGAAAATGGAGATGGTGGTCACTACGAGGGCGATTTCGATGCGTCTGCGAATATAGCAGCGGGAACATACCAAGTCACCGTGTTCTTACAAGTAGGAGCAAGCCCGGCCAATGGCGACCCTCAACTATACAAGGGCGAGATATATTGGGATGGTGATTCTGAGTTGACGATATTCACACTAGACGGTAGTATAGACATACTCATCGCAAACAGCAGTAAAGTTAATGTATACGGAGTGGGTGAGTAATGGCCAATGTACCTGTGATATCTATGAACGCTGGAAAGATGACCCCGCTGATTGATGCGCGATCAGACACAGAGAAGTATTCTTCCGGGTGCAGAGAACTTCAAAACATGATACCTCGGATTTACGGACCAGTAGAACGTAGGCCGGGGTTTAAATATTTCGCTGATTGCGAAGACGATAACATTAAGTCTCGTATAGTCCCGTTTGTGTTCTCATCGGAAATAGCCTATGACATAGAATTCTCAAACAAAATCATCAACGTATATTTCGACGGAACGATTATCGAGAGTGACATAGCGACTCTATATCTTGAGACAGATTTACCACAACTTCAGTTTAACCAATCAGCAGATGTGATGTGGATAGTCCATCCAGATTACGCACCCAGAAAACTATCCAGAGTATCTGTGTCAGACTTTTCTTTAGACAAGATACCATTCACTAACGGCCCATTCCTGAAAAGGAATGACATCGTAAATAACGACGGAGTCACGATTAAGGCTACTGGGTACACCATAGATACGGTTACTTCTGGCTCGAAGAATACCGCCGCGATAACCATCGAAAGCTTGACTGATATCTCAGGACAGTTTACGGCAAATAAAAGAATCTATATAACTGGAGCAACCGCAGACACAATAGACGGTGCTTACACAGTACATGACACGACAGCAACTACATACGTCGGCACGACAGTTACTATCCTGACTAATGAGTCGATATCCAGTGATCCTGCCGTAAATGGTGAGGCCATGGTAGAGGACGGAACAGTTACATTAACAGCGTCCTCATCAACGTTCCAGGGCGGCCATGTGGACGCTTTATTCAAACTTACGCATAAACGTGCCAAAGTAACAACGAAAGGCACAGCGACCGCTACAGGCGTCATAGGAGAGGCAATAGACGTTAAGGGGTCATGGACATTTGTTACAACAGGCATACACGACAGTATAATAGAGATACAAAGGCTTGCGGACGGGACTAATTGGGAGACATTTAGAGAATATACATCGGTAATAACTGACGGTGGCGGATCAACTAATAATCAGAAGACGGACATAGAAGAAGAGGATGGAGTCCAGTTCAGAATGAATGTTACTGGCTATACAAGTGGCTCAATCACGGCAACGTTCACAGTGAACAATAGTACACAGGACAGTATCTTTAAGGTGACTGCATTTTCATCGACGACGTCAGTTACTGCTACAGCACTTGTAGTGCCGCCAGAAAACGGAACTACTGTAAGGTGGTATGAAGGTTCGTGGTCTGACGTCAGGGGATGGCCTACTACTATTGCGTTCTTTGAGGAACGCGCAGTATATGGATTCACGAACGAGGACGCACAAAGTATATGGTTAAGTGGGTCTGACGACTTTGAGGACTTTGAATCTGGTGTTAATGATGCCGACTCGTTTGCAGTGAATGTTCCTACAGCGAATAGAGGAAGATGGATAAGTTCGTTAGAGGCTTTAGCTGTTGGCATGAGCGGTGACGAATGGAGAATTAGGTCGTCTGCTATCGACCAGCCATTAACTCCGGGCGACTTCAGTATTAAACGCCAGACAAAATTTGGCAGTGCAAATATACAGGCTTTAGCGGTCAACGAGGCTATAATCTTTGTAGATTCGGTTGCGAGAAAAATACGAGAATACACATTCAGCGACCCTAAACAAAAGTTTGTATCACCCGACTTGACTGCTTTAGCCGAAAACATTACAGCAGGTGGAATAACCAGCATGGCTGTCCAGGGCAACCCTGACAATATCGTGTGGTTTACTATTGCCGATAGCCCATATTTAATATCAATGACATACGAGAGAGAACAGAATGTAGTAGCTTTCGCAGAGCATCCTATCGGCGGTAATGGGGCCGTGGAATCAATCTCTATCACTCCAAGCACCTCTGAGGATGTCATAACAGTTACTGTCAAGAGAGTTATAAATGGCGTGACAAAGAGAACAATAGAGCAAATGCAACCTAGGAAATGGACAGGTACTGACTATTTCTTTGTAGATGGTGGCATAGTCGACACAAGCGGCCTGACCACTATAACAGGGTTAGACCATCTTGAAGGCGAAACCGTAAGCGTATTAGTAGACGGTGCTTTACAGTCAAGCAAGGTAGTTTCATCCGGTCAAATAACTATTGACGAAGCAGGAACTAGGGTAGTAGTAGGTTTGCTTTATGATTATAATGTATCTCCAATGAGGCTTGACAGGAGCGGCTCCACTTATGGGACAATAAAGACGATATCAGAAGTTGTAGTAAGTTTCTTCGAGACTCTTAATGCTAGTATGGAGACGGTACAACTCAATACGATATCAACTGGCGAACAACCGAAGACTACAATAGCCCTCCTGATTTATTTACGGGCGACAAAACACTAACATTCGACGGTGGGTTTACCACCGAAGACAATCTAACAATTTCAGGTTCGGACCCATTCCCATGTACTGTCCGTGCCTTAATACCTAAAATAGAAAAGACTGGGAGATAAAATGACCGTAAGTAATGAGAGCAATAGAACGTCAGCAGTGGGTACAGGTGCAGAGCAAGTTGTGCCGTTTCTGTTTCCGATAACAGCAAACAGTGACATAGTAGTCACTTCAAGGATCACTGCAACGGGCGTAGAAACGCTTATGGCAGAGACTACGGACTATGTGGTCACCAACAACGGAGAGTCCGGTGGTTCCATTACAACGGTTACTCCGTTTATTGCAGGTACGTCTCAAATACATATCGTCAGAGATACTCCCAATACTCAAATACTCGATCTAGAACAAGGCGGCGACTTCAACGCAGAGAACATAGAGGACGCACTAGATAAGAATGCTAAATTAACAATCGAAAATGTAAACGCTATTGAAAGAACTTTAGTCTTTCCTGCAACAGACCCCTCATCTTCTTTTGCCGATATGCCAAGCTCAATAGACAGAGCAAGCAAGCAATTAGGTTTTGACTCAGCAGGCAAACCAACAGCCATCGAGGCTGTACCTGTTGGCAGTGTAGCGTTTTCTACGATTGGTACTAATATCGCCCAAGCAGCAAACGAGCAAGCAGAGAGGGCGTTGCTAGAGTTAGATACTACTGACAATGTTGAGTTCGCAGGTATTACAGGGACAACGGGGACATTCGCTTCATTTATAACCGATGTAATACCTAAAGGACCCTACGTAGACGTAAGAGCTTTCGGGGCTGGTGGCGATTCTGGGGTAACTTCCGGGGCTGATAACGTGATAGCCTTTAACTTGGCAATAGCATCAGGCAAGAACGTATTCATCCCTCATGTGCCTAGTAAGTATTACGAAATAGACGACGAAATCACTCTCGACAACCCAAACCAGATAATCTTCTCTGACGGTGCTGAAATAAGACAGGATACTGCCAGCAAGAAAGGATTCATTATTGCAGAGTCAAACGTTGAGGTTCATGGACTTGTAATCACGGGCAAGCAAGCAGCAGCACAGGACTCTGCCGAACATGGTATAAGCGTTAATGGTGTCGATAAGGATAACTTCTTATCTGGCATAAAGATAACCAACTGCAAAGTCAATACGTTTGGATTCTACGGGATATATCTTCAGTACGTTGAAGATTTTGATATCTCACATAACTTAGTAGACCAGATATGGCATGGCGGTATCTTTGGCGTAAGTTGTAGAAGGGGCGTAATAAACCACAACATCGTCACAGATATAGTAGGAACCGGAACGCCGCATTACGGAATAGTATTCACTCGCTTCCCTGATGACAGCGTTGTGACAGAACCAAGACCGAGCGATTTAACCATAAGCGGTAACGTGGTCAAGAACGTGACGAACTGGGAGGGCATTGATGTTCACTCAGGCGAGAATGTTGCTATAGTAGGCAATACTGTTGAAGGTTGCCTTATAGGTATACAGGTTACGGGGACTAATGACGGGACACTACCAACAGGAATACTTACTTTTGCCTCTTTCAATGTTTCTGTAATTGGGAATGTTGTCAATAGTGGTGTGACCGATGGGTCGGCAGGGATTGGGATTCAACATGCAGGCGTACCGAATGCAGGCGTTACGGCCATCACTCAGTACGGAACCGGTTGTATTACAGGCAATATTGTTGTAGGACATGGCATCGAAACCAGTGCAGTCTCTGGCGGTATATCTATTCAGGCAACAAAAGGCATGGTTATATCAGGTAACACTCTAATAAATTGCCCACCGAACGGAATCCATGTCAGATACTTTAATGAAGGGTTCAACGTGTCTGGAAACTCAGTCATTGACTCTTGGAGTGATGCTGTCAACGCTACTGGAGTTCACGTAGACGGTAGGGACGCTGCGGGTTACGTAGGCGGTAACTCATTCAGGAAGGTTACAGACCTAAGTACTGGCGGTCAA